CCGTCCACGGGGGCCTTGACGCCGGTTCTGCCGTAGACAGCGCCGTTTCGGATGTCCGTATACCCGTTGGCAAAAACCTGTCCATTGGCACTGGAATAAGCCCCGAAGGTGGTCTCCCCTCCCATGCTGCCGGGGATGCCGTAAGTCTCCGACGGTGCGCCGCCCTCCCCGATGTGGACGTCGAAGATCTGCTGGGGATTGATGGGGATGGCGCCGTACCAGATCTTCCCCCCAACACCGTCGTCACCCTTCTGGCCGTAATCGGCGTTGTAGGTTCCGCCGCTCATGGAGCCTGTGTCCACGTTGATGGAGGGCCGGTCCCCCTGAGATAGGCTTCCGTCCTGGCCCCGCATGCCGCCCTGGGCTCCCTGGCCAACAGCAAGGAACTGTTTTCACCTGCATTTTCGCCGATTTCACTTGACTCCACGCCAAAAAATGCATCGACACTATCCCAGAAGTTATCCCATCCTTTCTCAAGTTTGGGCTGCGTATTCTCCCACCAGGTCCCCAGATCCTGAAAGGCTCCGCTGACGCCATCAATGCAGTCAGCAAGAAAGTTGAATCCTGCAGTCCCAAGATCTGTCAGGGCATCCTTAAATGGGCTCAGCTTTTCCCCCAGATTCGCCTGGGCCTCCTCAAAAGCCGCCTGGGACTCATTGGCAGCAATGATGTCGTCGTTGGTGTCGATCCAGGCCTGTCCGGCATCCGCCAGCCCCTGTTTTGCGAGCGTCTGAAGGACAAGGTCTGCCCGCTCTGCATCCGTGCTACATTGGGATAGCGCAAGGTTGAAATAATCCTCTGCGGTCTTTGCGTTCTCCACGGATTCATTCCATTCCTTATTAGCTTCGGTGGACTCCCGCATCTTAACGCCGAAGGTCTCGCCTTCTTGACTTCCCCAATTCAATACAACAGCTTCCTCGCGCTGTTGATCAGAGCTGTGGTAAATGGCTGGGCTGCAAACAGCACCAAGGCGCCCTTGGGCTTCACGATCCGCTGGTACTGCTCCCACAGCGGCTCAAAGGGAATCACCGAGTCCCAGGCGCAAGCCGTGGTACCGTACGGAAGATCACACAGCACCAGATCCACTGAGCCTGTCCCCACCCGGGACATGCCCACCAAACAGTCCCCTTGGAACAGGCGGATTTCTCGCTCAAGTTGTCTATCCATTTCGCTCCTTTCGATGCACACGGTGTGCATTGGTCCCCCGCTGGCGGCGTCCTTCTCCGAAAACTCCTGTGGGGAAAAAATCTCGCGTGAAGGGGGGCATGCGGTCTTGAGCAGGCTCCCCAAAACTTTTTTGACCTGGGGGGAGGGCTTGCAAGGATCCCCCTCCGCGCATCCGCGCGGGTGTAGCCGCATGTACGTGCGCCCAAAGCTGACGTCAATCAGGGCCGGTACCGCCGTCGCAATGCAGCACTTTTTTCGCGGATTTCCGCCATAGTTTTGCGGCTATGGCAGGAATGGCATAGGCTTTGCAGATTGCGTCGATCCGTGAACTTCGCCCAGTCGCCTTTGTGCGGCTCTATGTGGTCCACGTCCGTGGCCCTGGTACGGATTCCACGCTGGGCGCATTCCCGGCAAAACGGCTCCTTCAGGAGCTGCGATGGCCGCAGATCATCCAGCCATTCCGGCGTCAGGTACATCCAGTGCCAGGACTTGGCCTCGGCGTTGCGGCGGTCTTTTGGCTTATGGGCTGCGCAGTATCCATCCGGCACCAAGATGCAGCATCCAGGATGCCGGCACGGCCTGAGCGGCTTTTGTGCCATCGGGCTATCACCTCCGGGCAAAACAAAAAGCGCCCAAGCCATCGACACCCCTCTTCGGGTCTTGTCTCATGGCTCAGGCGCTGGTCGCTGAGGACTCTGGCTCAGGCGCTTCGATATTCACGATACTCTCCTGCCCACACCGCTTGCACGGTCGAGGCAGATTGTGAACGGTGGTGTCCGGATTGATCTTGAGGATCTTCCCCTTCCCGCACACTGGGCACATAACCCATCCGTTCTTTATGGTCAGTTTACCACGTTGCGCCATACTTTGCAATGCGTTTCCCTCACTTTCTTGTAAATGTCCACAAAAACCAACTAGATTTCAAGTATTGAAATCTTATTCTAAATATAAAGCACTATTTTTCTTCGGCTCGATCCAGGAGTAGTAATAATAGCTGCCGAACTCATTGTTGAAGTTCTGAGGCCCGTCCAGCGAGCTGGCCCACAGTGTGCGGCGAGGGTACTTGATCACACCGGATGGATCGTCCCACTTCTCCGGCTCCGGCAGCTTGGCCGTAAGTTTCCTACTGCAGCTCCACTTGTGCCGCCCCAACGGGAGGAAAAAACCGTCTGACGGTTCTTTGTTGAAGTACTTGGCAAGCCTTCGGTATCCTCCATGCTTGAGGAGTACCGGGAAATCCTGCACTTCCCCCTGCCGCCATAGGTACCTTACTTCTGCTGGGGAGAACTCACTGTCTCTCAGAATCAGATGCACATGGTAACGACAGTGTTGTGTGCCATACTCAATGGCGTAAATGTAGTCAAATGCCTGATTGTGGCGCCACCGCTTTCCCCGTTTAACAAAGTTCGTTAGAACCCTTCGGACTCCAGCGAAGGTGCTGGGCAAATGCTCATCATCGAACGAGAGTTCATAGTGAGTACCCTCGAATCCAAAAAGCGCCACATATAGCTCCAACAGATCTACAGAAGAATTGCAAACCGCAGAGCGGTACCGTCTCCGAAAATCTGCTTTCTCGCTTCTAGTATACGCATCATCGAGTGGTGAAAACCTGGGCCGCAATGCCCGGCACTCCTTGACCAATGGGCCCGCGCGCTGGCGGGTACAATACCAAATTTGTCCCGTATTTTCCCCCTCACTTTCCGAATTATCTTCATCTTTCTATTGACTTGTATAGTGCACTATGCTATAATTAAACCATGGAAAGGAGGTTAGGACATTGGGCAAAAACAAAAAAAGCGGCAACAAGAAAGCCAGCCTCGAAACTAAGCTCAATCTTGTTACCGCAATCCTCAATCTTGTGATAGCCCTCATACTTCTGTACGAAAAGCTCACAAGCTAACGAGGCGAGGGGAGCAATCCCCTCCTTCCAAGGATAGCAGATGAAAAGCTCAGTGTCAAACAATATGGCAATCTATATTCTTTGCGGAATCAGTATTACCCTGTCCGTAATCTCCATCATCATCTCCTTGAGAAAGAGGTGAGCACATGCTGGATGAAGAGAAAAGCAAATATTCCACACAAAAGAAATATCTTTCTTCTCAAAAGCAGCTGCGTGTGTGGCTGTCGCCCGAGAAGTATGACGCACTGAAAGAAAAGGCTCATACAGAGGGGACGTCCATTTACGCACTGGTCAATCGTTGGGTTGACGAATATCTGCAGGAAACGCCGGAGGCCTAGCCTCCGGTTTTTCTTTTCGCTATATGTACTGTTCCATCTCCTCCACCCTCCGGAAGTATTGGGAGCTGTACACGCATCCGCAACTCTGCTCCAGTCGCACCAGCATGTCACACTCCCACACCGGCACGGCTCTTGTGGTGCTGGCCGTAATCGTCAATGCGCCCAGCGTCCGGGTCAGGGAGATCTCCTGCCCGGACGCCATGGCGCGGCTCAGCTGCTCAAGGTCGTTGGGTGATAACAGGTTTATCAGGAGGATCCCCCCTCATCGGCATACCTCCAAAAGATTCCCCGGTACAAGGTACCGGTCCGGCATGCGTATGTAATGCGGGAAATCTGCCCGCCGATCTGCTTCGCCGCGGAAGAAACGGACGGATATACCGTCTGCTGCCCGCAAGGTGCCGTGGCGATCACCGCCCGGCAGTAATGTTTGTGATGCTTCACACTGCGCCTCCGTCCATCTTTGCGCCGCAGTTGCAGTACGGATACTTGTCTTTCAGATAAAAGAGCGCTTTGCCTTTATCACCAGGTGCAGACACCCGTCTTCCACATACAGAGCATCTAAAGGCAGAAGTAAGATATCCACAGCGTATTAGCTCCCAGCGTCCATGCACCACTGGGGCAACGTCGGCGGACGGCATGGCGTTGATGTGATTCTTAACTGCTTCTATGGTTTCTCTGACTGTCCGCGACTTTAGGAATCGCACGTCCAGCTCATCGCACGCTTCTGTTAACTCCTGCAGAACTCTTTCCTGGTCAATGTACGCCATCATGTTCTCCTTTCAATGCGGCCTCTGCAGCTTCACGGGTGCCAACGTAATAATCGGCAAGGGCGTATGGATATTGACTGATCGGTGCAATCTTATTACCATCGCTTTCTTTGATTGGCAGAAATTTAGATTTTGTCTTTACTGTCCAACCATGTCTGTTTGTTGTCACAGATGTGACCATATCCGATATGACGCAAAGGGTCTTTTCCTTTCCGAGCCTAAAGGCATTGATTGTATCTCCCGGCTTGCACGGCAGCACCACGGCCCGGCCCTCCCGGTCCGCCTCCGACAACTCCCGCAGTCGGTCCGTCTTGATCTCCCGAACCAGCTCCAGCCGCTGCGCGGATTCCGTCCGCAGGGACAGCCCCCGGCCGTAGGCATCCACGATGCGCTCGATCTCCTGCGGCTCCAAACCAGTTTTCTCATAGGCAGCAAGGAGGTCAACAAATTTGTCGAACTCTTCGCAATCACAGGTCTCCTGGCAATCATGCGGACACGTTTCGCTGCACTTCATGTAGTATCCATTGCCTTTAAGTTTTCTTTTGGTCATTTGCTCCATGTTGCCCCTCCAATCCGATTCCGGTCGTCCAAAACTTGCAGCCCATACAGTAACTGTTGTACCGCAGCCAACAGGTTTTGCACGTCTCCATGCTCACTCCTCCCATATCATGGGTGTTCCGTCTGGATTAACCAAAAGAGTAAAGGTCCCGTGATTATAAGATCCATCGCTGACTGCATACATCACACGGGTGTCTTTTTGGTACACGATATTCCAGTATCCAGTCTGCTCAATTACAACAAACATGGATATGTCTTCCGATTCATCCACAGTCTCGACACTGGCGCATCCGGACATCAAAAAGATCATCCAAACCAGCGCAAAAATTACCATCAGTTTTTTCATAAATCATTTCCCCTTTTCAAAGCGGCCCATGAGCCACTGATACTGATCCGGCGTGGAGTCCCCCTCAGCAGGAGGCTCCTTACGGTGTTCTTCCGGAGGCTCCGGCAGCGGCATCCAGTAGAGGGTGCGCTGCCGATCACGCACAAGTCCATCCCATTGCCAATGAGGCTCCGGGTCAAAGGCAAAATACGTTGAGACAGTCTGAAACCCGATCATGTCATCTGCATATCCCACAAATGTCAGAACGGGCCGCTCGTCGGTCGGAAGACTGTCTTGCACGCTGATCCACTCCGATTTCTTTGCCAGCGCCTCCTCCGCCTCCCGGAGAATGGCGCAGCCATGGACCCCGCAATTATGCTCATGACCGCAGCCAGCACACGCCAGGCTCCCGGTCTGCACTTTCATCCGCTTCAGCGCAGCCAGCAGCTTCTTACGCTCCATTAAAACGGCAACCTCCCTTCTTCCTCCGGAGGCAGCTCTGTGAACTCCCCGGGCCGCTGTGTGTCCGAATCAGACACCGGCCGCTTGCTGTCGCCGAAGTAGATATTCTCCGCCACCACCTCAGCGCTGCGGCGGCGCCCGCCGTCCTTGTCGGTCCAGTCCCGGATCTGGAGCCTGCCCTCCACCACGGCCATGCGGCCCTTGGCGAAGTACTTGCTGACAAACTCAGCCGTGGAGCGCCAGGCCACAATGTCGATGAAGTCCGTCTCCTTCTCCCCGTTCTGGGTCTTGTAGTCCCGGTCCACAGCCAGGGTGAACGACGCCACCGCTGTGCCGCTGCCGGTGTGCCGCAGTTCTGGGTCTCGGACCAGACGGCCCATGAGAAAAATCTTGCTCAGCATCTTATCGGTCCCTCCTATGTGAACTGTTCCGCGCCGCACGGCGCCGGCCCTTGTCGTAGTTGTCCATTTCAGCTTGGGATATCGTGGCCGCCCGGTACAGCTCGTGCCAAACGGCCAGGTCCTGCTGATACTGCCCCCATGCGGGACAGGCCGTCGCATCATGGCACCCCGGGGCCCGCCGGCGGCAATCCCGGCACGGAGAATCCGGCTTGCTCATACCGCCACCGCCCGGGCCCAGTCCGTCAGGATCCAGGCAGCCAGCACAGCCCAGACGGCTACTGCCACCCAGAAGGCCCACCTCCACCGGCGGCGCTTGCCGGTATACCTCCGCCTATTTCGCATAGTCCCCCTCCTGGATGATCCTTGTGACCTTTTTGCCATTTACGCGGATCTCACAGCCACCCTGCCGGAGGGAGCGCTGCTCCTCCGGCGTCGGCACACAGCCTATGTACCGGCACTTGGGGCGGCCATCCTGCCAGACGACGATCTCCACCATCACGTCACCTCCCCGTTGAGCTCCGCCAGAATGGCATTTACGGATTCCTGGAGATCCAGCCCGGTGACATCCACACGGCGCGTGTTACCATCGGCGCTGCGGATGATGGCCACCTCGTCGCCGTCATCGTGGAGGTGATACTCCAGACGCACCACGCCGGGACACATCTCCGCAAGGCACCTGGATAATGTACGGGACAGAAAGTTCTTCTTCACATCAAGCGTCATCTGATTCATGCAGCTCCTCCTTTTCGCACGTTTCCACCTCCGGCACGGGCGGAAGCCGCATCCACCAAGACGGCAGGTCTTCCGCTTCGCCGCCCGAGAAAATCCACTCCGTACCATTCCAGCTGTAAAACTCATGGACAAAGTACCCGCCGCCAAAATCCACCAGGACGGCGAAGTCACCGGGCTCTGCCGGATCCGTACCACCCGGCATCCACCCGGCGATGGTCAGCTGGCCCTCTGGCTGATCGGCTGCCGGTAGCTCCAGCAGAGCATCTGCGCTAACCTGGTGATCCAGGCAAAACTTTCGGAAATGATCCACCGTTGGATAAGTGCAGTGGCCATCATTGTACTCGGTGGCTTTAAATGTTCCATCCATCATGTGCCGGATATCGTCGTGGTAGTAACTGGCCCCGTTGGTCAGGCTGATAAGTTCGCGGTCAGAAAGCTCTCCCTTGGCCGCATCCTGGATCCGCCGCCAAAACGCAGCCACCGGCTCGGATGCGATCTGATTTTTAGCCGCCTCTTTTTCTTTACGCTTTTCTTCCTTCTGTTTTTTTGCAGCCAGCTTGGCCGACTTTGCCGCCTTGGCCTTGGAGCAGGCCGATGCACACGGCGACCACTCCCGCATGGCCCTGTCGCACTCCATGCAGCAGATGGCCCCATAGCACTGATCCCAGGCGTTGTTGCAATCGTGCCGCAAAAATGCGGCATAGTGGGTGCATGGCTTCTGACTATCCGGGCAGCGCAAAGGCTCCTTCTGCTTCGGCAAACCCTCCTGAACCTGTTTTCGGTACTGATCCAGAGCGCAGCTGTTGAGCTTCTCCTTGCAGGCTGCGAAAATGTCCTCCTGCAGGCCATCCGGCATTCTCGCCAGGGCGTAGGCGGACGACTCCGGCAGTTTGCCCGCATTGAACAGCTCCAGATAGGAGGGAACTAAATTCTCCCTGATAACCTTTAGAACCCCCAGCTTGGTGGCGGAGACCTTACAGGCAGCCGCCACCTGATCCCGCATCCTGCCGGGGAATACCACTCCTTCCTCCTTCAACTGATAGAGGAGCCGCTCCACCCGCTCCGCCTGCTTGGAGATCTCTGCAGGTGTCAGCTGCCGGGTATCGCTGTTGGCCAGGATCAGCCGCAGCTCCCGCATGGCCGGAGACTCATCTCCATGCTCCACGATGCAGGCTGCCTGACGCCACTTTTCCGGATTCTCTGCAGCCAACGACTTGAGAGCGGCCCGTCTCCGGTGCCCGGACACCACCTTGTAGCGGCCATTTTCTGCCGGACGCACCCGGAGCGGCTGCTGCAGTCCACACAGTTCGATATTTGCTGCCAGTGCATGGATTCCCTTGATGCTGTAAAAATTGGCCTCGTCCGCATCCAACAGCTCCAGATCGATATACTGGATCTGCTCCCGGCCATTTGTGTCCGAATCGGACACCTTGGACAGCTGACCATCCAGGAGCGCAAACACATCCACATCACGTCTTGCCATTGCTGCCGCCTCCCTCCTGCGCGATGTATTCGGCGACGAATGCCCGGTAGTCTCTGGCAGCCGCGCACCTCGGACTGAACTTGATGAGAGGAACACCGTCTTCCCCGGCTGGGACTACCTGATCCGATTTTCGGATCACGGTTTCAAATGTCGGGACAGCTTTCTGATTCCGCAAATACGCCAGAAGTCCTTTCTGGTCCTCTCCACGCTGGTATCTGTTGACCAGCACGCCGGACACGCAATTTTCAAGACTGTCTTCCCGGGCCCCCATGATCTGCTTCAACACCGTTGCCATACCGGTTGTGGAGAAAAGATCCGTCGTAACCGGGATGATAATATCATCCGCATCCCGCAGGGCCGCCAAAGAAACCTGGGTGAATGCAGGGGAGCAGTCGATCAGAACATAGTCATAGGCAGACTGGCGATTCTCCGTATCCAGAGCGTCTGCGTCCTCCCGAATTGCCCGGAACAGATCCGCCATGGCGCGTCTGTTGAAACGGGCATCCTCCTTCAGGGCAGCCACTTCCGCCTGGATCAAGCTGGTATCGGATGGGATAATATCCACTGGCACATCCGGCCTGGCCGCGCTAATCCAGTCCGAATACACAGGCTCATGCGTACCCATGAACAGATCCAGGGTGCTGCACCCCTCGTCGGGTTCAACACGGTAAAACACGCTCAGATTCCCTTGGGGATCGGCGTCGATGAGCAAAACCCGTTTTCCATAATCAATGGCTAAAATATCTGCCATGGTGGAAGCGGTGGTGGTCTTCCCAACCCCGCCTTTATGATTAAAAATTGCTGTCGTTCTCATAGTTGCTCCTTCCGGCGGATCTTGCCGCCGCGATCTTGAAAATACATCGTCTCCCGGAACCGCTCCCCGGTCACCGGGTACCGGAACTCCACCACAAAGTAGCGCCCAAGGGGGTGAATCCACACCACCCGGCAGGGCTGGGGGCCGTTGTTGACAATTTCCGCCCCATTTCCGAATACGGTGGGCCGCAGGTCCAGCTTGTCTCCAATGTTCATGGCCTGACCTCCTTCCACGGGTTGTTAGGATCCGGATGCTCAGGCCAAAAACTGACCTGCCGTGGTGCCTGCCGCTCCTTCTTGACCGGAAGCTCGTCTTGCTGGGGCGCAATCCGGGTGAAAGTCTGAAGATCTCCGTCGAACCGAAAACGCACCCAATCTAGGGCCTCGCCCTCCTTGTTCTTTGCGATCTTCAGGATTCGCTTGCTGTCCTTGTCGTCGTAATCCTCCCGGTAGATGAACATAACCACATCAGCATCCATCTCAATCTGCCCGGAAGCCCGCAGATCCGACAGCACCGGCGGCCGTATCTTCCGACTCTTAGCATCCCGCTCCGGCCGGGACAGCTGGCTCAACGCAACCACCGTGATGCCTTTGAGTCGTCCGAATTGCTGCAGATCAGAGGAGATGGCCGTCACCCGGTCGTACTCGCTCATGCGGTGCCCCTTTGGAACCTTGATCTTCTGCAGGTAGTCAATAATCACAACCTCGAAGTGGTGCGCCTGGCTGTATGCTTGGATGTCCATCACCGTCATGCCTGCGGCATCGATGAGGGTTACCTGGGGCCGCGTCAGGATATCTTTCATGCCCATCAATTCCTTGTAGTCGGCCTCCTCCAGTGCGTTCTGCTTGATCTTGGTGTAGGACAGCATGGCCGCCCTGGAGATTGCCCGATCGAAGAGCTTTTCCTTGGTACTCTCAAAACTGAAAAAGCCCACCCGGCGGTTCTTTCCGAAACCGGACGCAAACTGCAGCGCCATGGCGGTCTTGCCATCGGACGGATATCCACCCAGAACCACCATGTCTCCCGGCTCCGTGAAGATCCTCTCATCCAGCACCTGTATGCCCCAACTGAGGTACGGCGGCTTGCGCTCACCGTCATGGCGGTCAAAAAACTGTTCATATCCCTCCTGGAACGTCATGGCCTGGACGCCGGGCCGCTCCACCTGCCGACTCATGGCCTCATCCAGCAGTTGCCGGGCAGTATTCAAATCCTCCGTGGCGGCGATCTTCTCCCCCAGCTCACGGAGGCTGTGCAGCGTGGCCCCCTGGCGCAGCTGATCCACGTAGTCCTCCACATGGGCCGCTGTGACGGTGATATCCACGATGCCCGCCAGGAGCTTTGTCAGTGGACTCTCCACACCGACGCCCAGTTTTTCCCGCACCAGGATAGGCGTCACCGGCTTGCTCTCCCGAAAAAGTGCCTCCACGGCCTGGAAGATCAGCCGGTATTCCCGGGTCACAAAATCCTCGTCCCGCACCCGGCTCAGCACCAGGGGCACTGTATCCGGATCAAAGAGCATGGATCCCAGCACACCTGCCTGGGCGTCCAGAAGCCGCTGTGTCAAAATTGGCTGCTCCGTCACAGGCACCGCCCCCTTCTGGCATCCCCAGAGGAAGTCTCAGGCGCTGCGGGCAGCTCGTCCGGTTTCAGTGCAAACAAGCCCCGCCAGTTGTTTTTGATAGCCTTGTCCAACATGGCCAGCTTAACTTCCCGCCGTCCCTCCGAGAGCTTCTCCAGATCACGCAACAGCCGCCGCATCCCATAGGGTGTCTTGACTGGGTTGGCTTTTGGGGGCGTTGCCCGGTTGATCAAGAACTCCCGAAGCGCCTCCAGAAGTTCCTGATCCTCCCCCGCATACTTCGTGACTTCGTTCATAATGTCCTGGGGGATTATAGGGGGTATACTCTTCTTATTACTCTTAGAATAAGTGGAACCGCAATTTTCTGCGGGTACCCCCCTCAAATTTTTGCGGGTACCTCCG